ACCGACAATACGAACAGAGCAGCTCGACATGGAGACGGTCGGGTTGGTGAAAGGGCTGTGCGCCGAGTTCGGCGTGCTGCTCAGCGTCTATTACGAGCACAGCAACATCGGTGCGCCTGGCGAAGGCGCACTGTCGTACATGGGCTTCCTCGCCGCGATGAACGGCGGCGCGGTGACGCCCGAGCAAGAGGCGCGCATTGCACGCAGCGTTGCGCAGGTGCGCGCAGCGTTGCGCAAAAGCGGGCGCGAGTCGCTTGCGAAGATGCTGCCAGCACAGTTGAAGGCCGTACTCGCCGCGTACGAGGACGACCCGGAAGTGTTCGCCCCTGGTGAATTGAGCACGCTGCGGCGGGTGTTGAGACGGGCTTATGCCAGATTGCCTAAAAATGTGCGTTAACTCATTGATTCTTATAGGGTTAAATAGAGGAGGTCGCATGAATGCCAAAGACGTGGATCGCAAGGTCGAGGGGTTGGTCGAGTCGCTGTACTACGCGGCGATGGACAACGAGGACGGCGACTGCGAGAGCTGCCGGTTCTCCTACCGCAGCAAGCAGCCGCACGGCGAGTGGCTCTACGAGTGTTCGGTGCCGGATGCGAAGGATTGCCCGGTGGTCGAGCAGGTCGTCGATGCGCTCTATAACCACGTAATGGTCGTGGTGAAGTCATGAAGCGCGCGCCGAAGGACTTCGACGACGGGCGTATGACCATGGGGCAACTGCTGGTGGTCGGTGCTTGCTGCCTGATTGCGATTGTCTGGACCTGCTGGGCGCTGTACGAGGCGGTACTGACCGCTATGAGGGGCTTGCCGTGAGCGACACTTCTTTTAAGTGGATGCTGTACGGTATTGCGCTCGGGGCGCTTGTGACGGTCGGAGCGATGAGCATTCCCCAGCGCGGGGTTGTCACCCCACCGAGCGACGTCGTGTGCGCGGTATTCGACATGAGCACAGCCACGGGCAAACAGTGGAAGGGCTGGCACCCGGTGTCGGCGGAAGATCGCCCGCGCATCTCGCGACTAGTGGGTGCCGGGTTGGCGGAATGGATACCGGCGGATAGCTTGGACTGCATCGAGCGGCACCCAGGGAATCCGCGCATCGGACAAGTGGTCGAGGTAAAGCGCATGGAGTGGTGGCGCTGGAAAGAGAAGAAGCGCGCTGCGACGCTTTCGCAGCATTGAAAGTAAAGTAAGGAGAAGCAAGATGAAAAAGCAAAAAGGCGAAGTGATCATCGGGTTTGTTGTTCTGTGGGCGCTGGCTGTCGGCTTCGGCATCGGCGTCAATATGCACGTCAACAAGCCAGACACAACGTCACAGCAGACACAGAAAACTGCGTAGCAGCCGGATTCAATCTGCCCATTCTAAAGAGTGGGCTTTTTGAATACGACTGAACGAATGCAAGGCACAAGTACTTGTCACAACTTCCACGAGGAAAACAATGAATGAGCTGGCACTATTTGCAGGGGCAGGAGGCGGAATCTTGGGAGGCATCCTCCTTGGATGGCGCACCGTCTGCGCTGTTGAAGCTGATGCCTACGCCAGGAGGGTGTTGCTCGCCCGGCAGCGTGACGGGCTGCTGCCGCCTTTCCCGATCTGGGACGACGTGCGCACCTTCGACGGCCACCTCTGGCGCGGAGTTGTCGACGTTGTTTCGGGCGGGTTTCCATGCCAGGACATTTCCTCGGCCGGGAAGGGCGCAGGAATCGACGGCGAAGCAAGCGGACTCTGGCTGGAAATGGCCCGGATCATTTGCGAAGTTCGACCGCGGTTCGTCTTCGTGGAAAACTCGCCAATGCTCACTACTCGGGGGCTCGGACGAGTTCTCGGGGACTTGGCCTCGATGGGGTTCGATGCGCGATGGGGAGTGCTGGGAGCAGCCGACACAGGCGCCCCGCACAAGCGGGACCGAATCTGGATTGCGGCCAAAGATGGCTATGAAACGGTGGCCGACACCCCTGGCGAGCGATGGGAAGAAGAGCGGCAATTTCGACATTACGAACCCAAGGAACGGACTGCCGGCAGCCGTGAAGCGGTTCCTGACGCCGACGGCTTCGATCGGGACGAATTGCGGCGGAGGACACAATGGGAAAGCGGACATGCCGGCGAGTCAGATAGCAGGGATCGAAGGAACGCAGCAACTCTCGATTGGCCAGCTGAACCCGACGTGGGTCGAGTGGCTTATGGGGTGGCCAATCGGGTGGACAGACTGCGCTGCCTTGGCAACGGACAGGTTCCGCGCGTGGCAGCAAGAGCATGGCGGATTTTGACGAATAACGCAAAAGTCAGCGGCGCGGGTTAGGTATGGAGGATGAAGATGCAGATTAATGTGAGGCACAAGTACTCGTCAAGCTGTGTTTTTGAGCGGGATGAGTGCAGCGACGGAGGCGATGAAATGGACAGACAATGGAACTGGCTGATAGGACGCAAGTTGAGCCTTGGCGAGGTAATAGATGTTTCCGGCGAATCGGCAACCGTGCGGCATGGTGACGGCGAAACGCTGGTGCTGCTATGCGAACTTCTCGAAGAAGACTACAAGGCGCAGGACAGAGTTAACCGCGATCTGAATGACGCATTGAACAACGGAGACGGGGCATACCGGCCATGATGCCTGCGATGTTTAGCAGCAAGACCGATATGTGGGCGACACCACAAGAGTTTTTTGATCGCCTGAACCAGGTGTTTCGGTTTGACTTGGACGTGTGCGCCCTGCCTGAAAACGCGAAGTGCAAAAAATACTACACCCCGGACATCAACGGTCTTGAACAAGATTGGCAGGGTGTGTGCTGGATGAACCCGCCCTATGGCCGAAAGATTGCGGCATGGGTGGCGAAAGCTTACCGCAGCGCCAAAGAGAACGGGGCGACGGTGGTTTGTCTGCTCCCGGCGCGAGTAGACACTCGGTGGTGGCACGACTACTGCACCAAGGGCGAAGTGTTTTTTGTAAAAGGGCGGCTGAAATTTGGCGGATGTGAAAACAGCGCACCATTCCCCAGTGCGGTGGTGGTGTTTAGGCCGACTGTTCACGATGCGCTGGCCGAAGCCGTACAACCCTGAATCCGCCGCTAAATAAATCTCGCATGTTCCTGACATGCTCAGCTTATTTGCCCGGCGCGAGTCAAAGCGCGGGGCGCAGAATCTCTTGTTGGACGCACTGATGGCGAGACAATGAAGAAGCTCCAGCTACCAGGGTTGGTTTGCCTGTTGGGCCAGCTTGCGAGCCGTATCAGCCTGCGGTGCGATCTATGAGCGTAATCTTGACCTACACCGGCCGCAGGATCGACTTGCTCATGCCGGACCCGGCCGAGATCAATCCGATCGATATCGCTCATGCGCTCTCGAACCTGTGCCGGTATACGGGGCACACCCGGCACTTTTACAGCGTTGCGCAGCACAGTGTCTTCGTAGCGAACCTGCTGCCGCGCGAGCTGCGGTTCATTGGCCTGATGCACGATGCCGCCGAAGCCTACATAAACGACATAGCGACTCCGCTCAAGAATCTCCTCGGTAATTACCGTGAGATCGAAGCGCGGGCCTGGAAAGCGATCTGCATCCGCTTCGATCTGCCTCTCGAACTGCCCCCGGAGGTCAAGCATGCCGACCTCGTGGCCCTTGCCACCGAGAGGCGCGACCTCATGGCCGAGCACGCGGAAGTGTGGCCGTCGCTGGCCGGCATTAACCCTTCCCCGCGCGCCGTGCTGCCGCTCATGCCGGAAGACGCAAAGTTTATTTGGCTGAATGCATTTGTCACCCTTGGAGGGAAAATTACTTGAATCCACTGCTCAATTTATTTGCCCGGTTCGCGCTTCATTAGCGGCGTCAACAACAGCCGCCTCGGCGCGCAGGTCACGGTGTTCGCCACCGCCAAGCCGAATGGCAGGCATGGTGAAATTATAAATCAGGCCGCAGCGAATGACGACTACTGGCCCTCTGCTCCGCTTCGCTGCGCTGCGCAACCGGGCTAAGGGGTTGTCATGCATCCTGTATTCCTTAATATATGTTCGCGCTGGCGATTCCGGGGGCCTTATATATAGGGAAGTTTGCAATGTAAGTTAAGTTTTGAACTTAATTTAATCTATATTATGCTTATATATAGGAAGAAAAAGGAAGGCGCAGAACGCGGTCGCAACATATTATTAGGAATCCCTGGGAGCAGGTTGTTTACTTCTTGCAGGGATAGGCTATAATTCCTCGCATCGGGGCCGTGGCGCCCCTTAGCGCATTGCTGGGCGCATGGCAGGAATTGGCAGTCCGAAGTTCACCTCTGAGACCGCCCCTCGACAGGGCGGCAAGCCCGGCCGTATTCATCGCGCTACCCTTCTCCGCAAGAACATTGAACTCGCTGCGACCGCCAAGGGTATCGACGTGAAAGAGTTCATGCTCGGCATCGTTGGCGATGAAACTATCCCATTAGAAATTCGCCAGGTCGCCGCCCGCGACGTTATCCGCTACACCCACAAAGCAATGCCCCAAGCAATCGAGCATGACGTCAATGTACGCATGCGGCGTTCGTTTGCGCAGGCTGTCAATGGGGACGAGCCGCCTGACGAAGAAGGCGCACCGCCTTGATCGCCCAACCCGTCGATCCCGTCACCCTCGCGGTGCGCCGCGCAAAGCGCGATCCAATTTGGTTCCGAAAAAGCATCCTGCTGCTGGACAACGACCCTTGGCAGGATGAAATGCTCGAAGCGTTCATCGACATCTTCCGCTATCAACGCAACGAGCCGACGAAGGTCAACCACGAAGGCTTGCGCCGCTTCAGTGTGCGCAGTGGTCACGGTCCAGGCAAGACTACCGTTGTCGCGCAGATCATGCACCTATGCGCATTCATCCGTAAGTCGCAGATCGTCTGCACCGCGACAAAGTTCAAGCAGGTTACTACGCGTCTGTGGCCGACCTTCCGCACAATCCTAAATGGCGCCATCGACGAGTACCGTGAGTTGATCCAGATGAAGCAGCACAAGATCATCTGGGCTGGCGACCCCGACTGGTACGCAACCCCCGAGACCGCGACGCACCCCGAGAACTTGCAAGGCTATCACCCGCTCGCTGCGAATAACTTCCTGCTGTTCAATGTCGACGAAGCGTCGGGCATAAAGCAAGACATCTTCCCAGCGATCATGGGCACCCTGTCCAAGCCGAACGCCGCACTGTTCATGATCGGCAACCCGACGCAGAATCAAGGCGAGTTCTACGAGAGCCACAACAAGCCGGGCGTGAAGAAGTTTTACTACACGCGCCACGTCTTGCCGGAAGAGTCCTCGCACATGGACAAGCAGTGGTACGCGGAAGGCTTAGAGCGATATGGCTCGAATAGCCCAATCTTCAAGGTGCGCTATCGTGGCGAGTTCGCCGAGAACGCGGCCAACCAGCTCATCCCATTGGCCTGGCTGCTTGCTGCTGTGGAGCGCGAACCAATCGATGACGGATCGCTGCCGCATCTGCGCGTGGTCGTTGACGTTGCTGACGGCGGCGCCGACGAAACCGTTATCGATGCGGCGCGGATGTACGACACGCACACAGTCTTCGTCAGGCAAGAGCGTCACAGCTTCCCATCGAGTGAGTCGCCCATCCTCGCTGCGGATAACGCCGAGCGGTTGTTTCTCGCCCTCGGCGGTCGTAAGACGGAAGACGACTTCGTGGTTGATGCCTTGGGCGTCGGCGCTGGCACAGCCGGCACGCTCATGGCGCGCGGCTACCGCGTTGTCTGTTACAAGGGCGGCGAGTCGAGCAGCAACCCCGCGCTGTGGCGCAACCGTCGCGTGCAGAGCTATATGGTGCTGCGCGACGAGCTTGCGGCCGGGCGCATATCGTTTGCCGATGGTTACGCCAGCGAGCAGGACATGGACGACATGATGGCGCAGATGTGCTGGATCAGGAGCAAACCTGGCATCGAGCGCGTCGAAGATTTGGAAACCAAGCAAGAGCTGGTGCGCGATAGTGGCAAGTCGCCCGATCTCGCCGATACCAAGGCCATGATGTTCGCCACACGGACCCCGAGCACCGGCTCGATCATGCTGACTGGGGGCACAATAGCGACCACCCCGGACGCGGAGAGTGCCAATGAGCATTGGTAGCACAATCCGCAGTTGGTTCGCAGCGCCGGCGAAGCCTGCTGCCGAATTGCCCGATGGCGCGCAGGCTAGGGCTACGCTCGGCGAGACTGGCTGGAGTGAGTCACTGGTCTACGCGAAGAGCAAGTGGCCCAAGTACAACCCCGACGAGCTGATTGGCCTTAAGGGTGCGCGCATCTACCGTAAGATGATGACCGACGAGCAGGTGAAAGCAGTCGTGCGTTTCAAGCGCGACGCGATCACCGGGCGCAAGTGGTACTTCGAGTTTGATGCGAAAGACTTGTTGTCGGCAAACGCGGAAGAAACGGCACCCAAGAAACTCCGCGCACGCTTCGATGCGATGCCGATTATTGAGGAGCAGCCCGCCGAAGAAGCCGAGGAAGCGCCCGTTGCCCCCAAGGAAGCCGGTACCCTGAGCGAAGAGCAAGAGCTGCGCATCCGCGTGTTCGAGCAAGTCATCGAGCAGATGGACGGCTCGTTCTTCGACGCACTCAATGCCATCATGACAGCCGTGCCTTACGGCTTTTCGATGACCGAGAAGGTGTACAAGGACATCGAAGTGGACGGTAAGACATGGATCGGCATTAAGCGCCTGGCGCTGAAGCCGTTCGACACGTTCCTATTCTCCCCGGACGAGTACGGCAACATCAGCAAAGCCGTCCAACGCTTCGAGGGCCACGAGCAAGTCATCGACATGGAACGCTTCATCCACTACGTGCAGAATGCCGACGTGGACGCGCAATACGGACAGAGCGAACTGCGCGAAGCCTACCGCGCGTGGTTCAGCAAGGACATTGCCATTCGTTTCTGGAACATCTTCCTGGAGCGTTATGCTTCGGGCTTCCTGAAGATTCAGCCCGTCGCGGGCGTAAAGATCACATCCGGCAGCGCGGAGCACACCGCGCTGGTCAACCTGCTCACCAACCTCGGGCCGAAGACCGGCGTGCTGCTGCCGTCGGGCGTCGAAGCCGAGCTCGTTTACCCCGCGACCACGGACGCGTATGAGAAGGCTATCGCCTCGCACGACAAAGCCATTGCCAAGGCGCTGCTGGTGCCGAACCTGATGGGCATCAGCGAGCAAGGGCAGACTGGCAGCTATTCGCAGTCGCAGACGCAGCTCGAAGCGTTTATGTGGACACTGGAGGCCGAGGCGAACCGCCTGGAAGAAGCACTGAACGAACGTCTGTTCCGTCCGCTGGGCGAGATGAACTTTGGCGCCGGGCCGTATCCGCGCTTCCGCTTCAAGCCTCTTAGCGAAGCGATGAAGATGCAGATCATCAAGACATGGTTCGAGCTGGTCAAGGCCAGCGCAGTGACATCAACCGACGCGGACGAGAAGCACATCCGCGAGTTGCTCGATTTCCCCGAAGCAGGCGAACCGCTGAACACCCTTGCGCCCTCTGCGGCCGGCGCTGCCATCGATCCTGCTACGGGGAACCCTATGCCGGGGAAACCCGGCGTGCCGCCCGCCCCAAAGAAGCCAATCGGTGAAGGGGAAACCGTTATCGGCACCAAGCGCATCAGGGCAGAGCACAAGGCCACCTTCCTTGCGCGGGCGGTCAAGCGCGTGGACTTCGCGGTCATCGACAATCGCGGCACGAAGATCATAGCACGCACGAGCGCCAAGGTGCACGAAGCGTTGCGCGCGGGCGTGGACGCAATCAAGGAGTTCGTGCGCACCGAGGACTTGTTTGCTAACCCCGACAAGATATCCGACATCGCGATGCCCGCCCGCGTGCTGACGCGCGTGCGCAAGGCATGCGAAGCAGGGCTCAAGGAAGCGTGGGACTTGGGCAGCGCGCATGCGCGGCGCGAGCTGGAGAAGGCTCAGAGCACGCGCTTTGCGGCCGATGAACTGCGCCTCACCGACGCAGCCGCGCAGAAATTTCTGGAGTCGCGTTCATATTCAATCGCAGGAGACCTCGCCGATGGAGCTCGTAAAAAAGTTACGACAATTCTTTATAACGGTATCAAGGGCGGTTGGGCGCTGGATGAGATTCTCGACCGTATTGAAGAGGAGCTGGGTGCAACCGTCCTCCCCCATGCCTCAACCGCCGTCCGCACAGCCGTCTTTGAAGCGATCAACGAAGCGCGCTACGAACTATTCGCATCGCCGGAAATGAGCGGGTTCATCGAGGCGCTGGAGTTCAGCGCGATCCTCGATGGCCGCACGACGGAAATCTGTGAGCATATGGACGAGCGTGTATATCCGGTGAACGACAAAGTGTGGGAGAGTTATACGCCGCCGCTGCACTTCAACTGCCGCTCGCTGCTGGTCGCGGTGACCGTTCGCGACACCTGGGAGCGCAGCGACGACCCGAGCATCAAACCGATGGAAGGATTTGGAGGCGCCTGATGCACACCGTAGAAGCCGAAATCTTCGCCCCGGGAACGTGGAACAAGACGTGGAAGTTCACGGTGCAAGACCTGCACGACATCGTTGCTGCTTTCGAGGAGCTGGGTGATAACCACCATGTCCCGTTGAAGTTCGGCCATAACGAAAAGCAGCCCATGACCGACGGTTATCCGGCGCTGGGTTGGGTATCGAAGGTCTGGGTAAACGACCAAGACAAACTCATGGCGCGCTTCGACAGCGTGCCGGCGGTTGTGAAGAAAGCATTCGACGCGAAGCTCTATCGCCATGTATCGGTGGAGCTGGACGTTGACGTAGAACATCGCGGGAAGAAATATAAATACGTTCTTTCCGCCGTCGCGCTGCTGGGCGCGGATATCCCGGCTGTAAACACCTTGAACGACCTGACGTACTATCTCGACGGAGGCGAGCGTCTCGCTGCCAGTCGCCGGGAAGTATTCAGCGCCGTGCAGGGCAACTTAACCACTGAGCCCGAGGAGGGCAAAGACATGACGAAAGAAGAATTGGAAGCCGCAATCAAGGCTGCGATTGCCCCGCTGGAGGCAAAGTTCACTGCCGCCACGGGGGAACTGGCCGTTGCGAATGCCAAAATTGCAACGCTCGAAGCCGACAAGGCCAAGAGCGAGGAGCTGACCTCAGCCGGTAAGGTCAAGATGCACCGCGAATCGCTCATGGCCAAGCTCGAAGCCGCCGTGAAGGACAAGCGCCTGACGCCTGCCCAGCGCGAGAGCACCATCAAGCTCATGCGCCTAGGCGATGACAAGGCCGTACTGGAAGTCACCCCGGAGCAGATTGACGAATACATCGACGTCAATGGCCAGAAGGTGAAGATGTCCTCTGAGCAGGGGCACGGTGGCGGCACCGGCGGTGACAAAGACGACGCCGAAGGCTACGAGGACGCCGGCGAAGAAATCTGCCGCCGCGCCAAGAAGCTGCAAGGCGCTGATCCCAAGATGTCATTTTCCACCGCACGTGATCGCGTGATGGAAGCCGACCCAGAGTTGGCTAGACAGTACATCCGTGGCGAAGCGGCGTAACTTGAGGAGAAACGAACCATGAGCGGAGAATTTGGCAGCTTTCGGTCTATCCAGCTGACTGCTGGTGCTGACCTCAACACGGGCGGCGGCACAGGCGCCCAGTACAAGGCGATTACTGTCGGCGGCACCATTGCTTCTACCAGCGCGCTGTCCTACGGTCTTTTGCAGAACAAGCCGAAGAGCGGCGAGGATGCAACGGTCGGCTATTCGGGACATATGAAGGGCGTAGCAGGTGCGCCTATCGCCGCGGCGGCGCGTTTGATGGTAACCACGAGCGGTTACCTGATTACATGCACATCCGGCAACATCCCAGTCGGCAAGTCACTCGCCTCTGCGGCATCGGGCGCAACGGTTGAGGGTCTGTTCGACTTCTCGGTTGCCGGCAATATCCAGTTCTAAGGGGACATCACATGAAAAAAGTACACTTTGCGGCGGTCGGCCGAGATTTGTATCTCGATCTTCCGCTGTCGCAGACAATCATGGACTATCGTCAGGAAGGCATGATCGCCGACCTGATCGCTCCCGTGGTCAATGTCAGCAAGCAATCTGGCGCCATCATCGAGTTCTCGCAGAGCGACCGCTGGCGCATTGTGGACGACAGACGCGCCCCCGGTACGGAAGCCAAGCGGTTCAACATCGACGTCAGCTCGCAGCTCTACTACTGCAACAACTATGCGTTGCAGATGGGCGTGACGATTGAAGACCGCGCCAATGCCGACCCGGTGTTCGTCACGAAGCTGATTGAAGGCCGCGCGATAATGCTTAAGGACAAGCTCGACCTGAACTGGGACAACCGCGTCAGCTTGAAGGTGACGTCGGCCACGAACGTCGGGTCGTCGGCATCGGTCAGCTCGATCTGGAGCATCCCGGAAGGCGACGGCAATCCTCTGCTAGACCTGAATACGGCCATCGACAATGTACGCTACGCGACTGGCTACCGCCCGAACCGCATGATATTCGGCGCGAAGGCGTGGGACGCCTTCCGTCGGCATAAGAACGTGCGCAACCTGATCTTCGGCACGAACAATGGTGGCGGCTATGCCAACACAGCCCAGGTTCGGGAGATTTTCGAAATGGACCGCGTGGACGTGGCTGGCATGTTCAAGAATACTGCCGAAGAGAACATGGCCAATTCGATTGGCAACATCTGGGGACCGTCGGTGCTGGTGTACTACGCCCCGTTAACTCCGTCCATCGA